ATGCCAAAGCACCTACTGACACAGCCGTATATCAAGGCGGCTAAGAGCGCGTACCACAAACCAGCCGCGAAGACTGATGCGGCCAAGGCCAAGTGCAAGAACTATCACAGCGATGGTGGCGGGCTGTACCTGCAAGTCACTGGCAAGCGGAACGCTAAAAGCTGGGTATTCAAGCGGCAGGAGGGCGGCAAGCTCAGGGAGGTAGGACTGGGGCCGCTGTCGGAGTTGACGCTGGCACAGGCGCGGGACATTGCTGCGGACATCTGGAAGCTGACCAGTGCCGGTAGTTCCCTGAAGGCTGCGCGTGATGCCGTCCAAAAGGAACAAGCCACAGAGGTGCTGGAAGAGGTAGGACTACCCGCCCCGGATGCGATGACGTTTGACCAGTGCGCCGAGAGATTCATTGCCGAGAAGCTGACCCCAGAGTCCAAGCCGGGAAGCAAGACGGTGCCGCAGTGGGAAGCCAGCTTGAAGCAATACGCATCACCGCACATAGGCAGCATGGACGTGGCCGACATCGGCACTGATGACGTTCTGGGCGTTCTCCAGCCGATCTGGCACAAGGTACCTGAGACAGCTTCCCGCGTCCGTATGCGGATTGAGAACGTGCTGGCGTGGGCAACGGTGAAGGGTTACCGGTCTGGGTTTAACCCGGCTGTCTGGCGCGGCAACCTGTCCCAGTTGCTACCGGCTAAGCAAAAGGTCCGCCCGGTGAAGCACTTCACTGCCCTGCCCTATCAGGATATGCCCGCCCTGTTCGCTGAGTTGCGTGACAAGGAATCACTCACCAGCTTGGCGCTGCGGTTCACGATGCTGACCGCCTGCCGTACTGGTGAAGTGATCGGGGCGCAATGGTCAGAGATAGACGATACAAAAACCGGCATATGGACAATCCCCGCCGAGCGTATGAAGGCAGGCAAGCCGCATCTAGTCCCGCTGTCTACTGGTGCCGGGTACGTGCTGGCACAGATCGAGCGCAAGAATGACTGGGTATTCCCCGGCGGCAACCACGGCAGGCGCAAAGTCGGTCACATGAGCAACATTGCCCAGCTAAAGCTACTCAAAGAGATGCGCCCTGGTGTCACCGTACACGGCTTCCGTAGCGCGTTCAGGGACTGGGCAGCGGAAGAGACGGACCACGACAACCACGTAGCGGAGATGGCGCTGGCGCACACTGTGAAGGGCGTAGAAGGTGCTTACCGGCGCGGTGCCCTGCTAGATAAGCGCGCCGACCTGATGCAAGACTGGTCCAAGTACTTGGGGGCGTAGTCCCCCAGTGCAATTTTCGGCACGCAACAAGTTGGCACTTTTCTAAAATATTTGCCCCAGGTATTGTGCAACACCGTTTGGAACCCTAGTATTTCCCCATGCCCGTTAGGTAGCGGGCGCACTCTATAGGGATAGGCGAGTGAACGTAAACCGTTCGCGCAAGGCTGTCCCAGACCCGCCAAGCGTGAACCCCAGTACTGGAGGTTCACAATGAATACCCCTATCGAAAGAATCCTACGCCGCCCTGAAGTTCAGCAGATGACAGGGCTGTGCTGTTCTGCCATTTACGCACGGATGGAACAGGGCACGTTCCCGAAGCCCGTGAAGCTAGGTCCGCAAGCCGTGGGCTGGAAGCTGTCAGACGTGCAGGCGTGGATTGCAACCCTTGAACAAGTTAGCTGAAAAAAAGCCCCGGCTTTTTAGGGCCGGGGCAATTGAGCAAAGCAAGTAACGTATGGCGCGGGGTGCGAAGCATAAGGAAGGGAAGCACCGTCACCGTCACCAACACCGTCACCGTGAGGGAATTATACCCCCTTCCGGTGGCGTCAAAAACAAACTGGGTGACATCACCGGAGGTAACAAATGAACAAGCGGGACTATCGCAAGCAGGTGCCAACCATTGCGGCGTCACGGTGGATTGATGGGCTAGACATCACGCCAACCGAGGACCATGTACTACGGGTTTTCTGTGACTTCATTGGAGACGACTACACGGCGTTTCCGTCACAGGTAATACTCGCCAAGCGGTGCAAGTTCAAAGACCGCGAGACAGCCGGTAAGGCCCTGAAGGGATTGCGTGAAAAGGGACTGATTGAAGATACCGGCAAGCGCCGGGGCCGCGCCGTTGTCTATCACGTCCCAGTACCGGAAGAATACCGACTAAAAAAGAAGTACCAAAGCGAGTCTGACAATAGTGCGGGTTTTACCGGCACTACGGCAGATTCCAATAGTGCGGGTTCTACCGAATCTAATGCGGGTTTTACCGGCGTCAATAGTGCGGGTTCTACCGGGCCTAATAGTGCGGGTTTCACCAGCACTAACCTACATAACCTACAGGAACCCACCAAAGAACCTTCCGAAAATGTTTCGGAAGAAATTCCTCCTGAAAAAAAGAAAAAGAAAAAAGGCCCGCCGGATTCAGTTTGTCACGGTCCTAGCGGCACGGCGTCTGTGTGCGCCGTTGTACAAGTCAGAGCCAACGGAAAGGATACGGCGACTATCGGCATGAATGACATACAGCTTCAGAAGCACAAGGCCGACAAGGAAAAGCAACTGGCGCTTAACGATCAGAACGCGGAGGCACCGTTGTCCGATGGTGAGCAAGCACAGCTAGACGCACTCAGTAAAAAATTTGGGCTTTAGCAACATAGCCCCGTTTGAAGGTGAGAGGATAGAACAATGCCATTGTTAAAACGCGCAACATTACGCACCGCCCAGTTTTTTGCTGATAGATACCGCCAGTATTTCGAGCGTTACATTGCTGCCGGTCTATCACCTACTGCCGCAGACAATCGGGCAGCGGTTCGCATTCGCAATGAGTTTCGAGTGTTGCCGGTGAGCGAAGCGTTAAAGCTGGTCCCGGCTATTGAGTTAGAGCGGCAAAACTGTATGCGGGCTGTACCGGGGAAATCCTGACAAACGCAAGGATAACCCTATATTTATAGGCTCAGTGCAATTGTGTTCACTTTGGTAGAACCATTCTCATTTGGGGGGTCATGATGACTGAAGAACTAGGGGCCGGGTATATCGCGCTATCCGATCTGGCCGAACTGCTAAAGCTACCACCTGATGACACGGCACAGACTTTCCTAGCCGCCAAGGGAACGGGGCGACCAAAACTTGAGAGGTGCTACAGCTTGGAAGGCGTTGCCGAGATTGTTAGCGCACAGACAGGGGAACGGTTCACGGCGCACGATATACCGACACTGACCCCCGAAGAGCAAGCGGCCAACATGCTGGATATGTTGGGTGTGGGTGTCAGCAACCGAGCATGGGAGCGGTGGCGTAAAGCAGGGAAAGGGCCAACCGCTTATCGAATCTGTGACCGCTGGTACTACCGCGCAGCACACGTTATCGCACACGCACTGAATCTGGCCGAGGCAGGACCAGAGCCAGAACCGGCTAAAGCGTGGGAGCCGCCACCGGCACAGGCAGAGATACTCCCCCCGACTTCCACCAACTTGGAACGTAAACCCAGCAAAGGCGGCTGGTACTGAGGTATAGCGATGGTGACACAACAAGACATCTGGGTAGTAGAGCTAGCGGCGTTGCTGCGCGTTCATCCGTACACCGTCAAGAATCTGTCGGTCAGTGCGGCCTGTACTGGCTGGGCAAGGGGTGACAAGAAATCCCCCCGCAAGGTCTATGACATCGACAACGTGTTGGCAATCCTGTCCGCACAGAGTGACCGACCAGTAAGCCGGGACGATCTGGGCGAACTGATTACGTCCGAGGAAGTGGAACAAGTACTGGCAGACGCTGGGGCAGCACGCGGCCAACACACGATAGCGACTTGGCGACACAGGGGCATAGGCCCGAAGGCAATCAAGTTGAGCCGGTCTTGTAGGCGGTACGTCCGGTCAGAGGTGGAAGCATGGGCAAAGGCTATCCCCCCTGTAGAGGAAGTAGCCAAGCTAATCGGCAAGCAGACGTTGCCGCGTGACTGGTCAGCGCCTGCGAGACCGACTGACAAACCCAACCTGGGGCTAGCCAATGGTCCCAATGGTAGCGCCAGCGTAAGCGTGGGGGGCGCAGGGGGTTGTGTACTTTTCTCAATCTCTAAAGGCGTCTGTAAGCCCCTCTGAGAGGCTCCCAGAGCGGGCCATAAGATGGGACCAATATCAGGGTGAATGCGCCCACAGGGGCACAGAGGAGGCATGGCACAGGAAACAGCAACCGGGCAACTGGTGAAGGTGGAAAAGGCAACCGGGCGGCTGGTCAAAGTCGAACGGGCCGGGGGGCGAGTATGGCGGTGACTCCGTCCAGTCTGGCGAACCCAATTGCGGCGGCGGTGATCGCGCATATTGAATCCAACCTGAAGATACCGACCGGGAAACTGGCCGGTCAGCCGTTCAAGTTGCTGCCGTTCCAGCGGAAGTGGATTCACGGTGCCTTTGACCCTGATACAGACGTGGCTGTCCTATGCATTGGCCGGGGGAATGGTAAGACCGCCCTTGTTGCTGCCATCGCTCACGCGGGCCTTGTGGGCGTCTGTGACGATCAGCCGCGCCGGGAAGTGATCGTAGCGGCCCGGACACTGGAACAGGGCCGCGTGGCTTACCAGTACGTCACCGCCCTGATTGAGGGACTACCACAGGAAGAGCAGGAAGCGTACACGATCAGGAAAGCGCCCCGGCTCGAAATCACCTACCGGGACCCCACCGGGATGGAACACAGCTTGCGGGTTGTCGCCAGTGATGGCCGGTCCCAGTTGGGCGGCTCCCCTACTCTGGTGATCTTTGATGAGCGCGGGCACTGGGACGGTGACAAAGGCGACCTAGCCGAAAGCGTTCACATGACCGGCGCACAGAAGCGCGGCGGCAAAACCTTGATGGTGTCCACGTCTGCCAGTGATGACCTGCACACGTTCAGCCGCTGGATTGATGACCCTCCCCCCGGCACGTTTGTACTGGAGTACCGCCCAAAGCCAAACATGCCCGCTGATGATCTGGACAGCCTGCTAGAAGCGAATCCCGGTGCCGCGCATGGTGTCGGTGCAAGTCCGGAGAACCTTGTCAGAAACGCAGAGAGAGCGATTAAGCGCGGGGGGTCTGCCCTGTCGCAATTCCGCTGGCTTGTCCGTAACGAACGGGTAGCGGATGAGAACCGCGCCGTATTGCTGACAACGGACCAGTGGCTGGGCTGTGAGGTACAGGAACTGCCACAGCGGAAAGGCCCGGTGGTGATCGGACTGGATGCTGGCGAGTCTGCGAGCATGTCAGCGGCTGCGTATTTCTGGCCTGAGTCTGGGCGACTGGAAACGCACGCATGGTTCCCGAGTGAACCCGCCCTGCTAGATCGCGGACAGAATGACCGGGTAGCAGACCGTTACCACCTGATGCATGAACGTGAAGAGCTATCCCTGATCGGTAACCGTACGGTCCCGATTAAAAACTGGGTACAGCAAGTCATGGCACAGGTACAGGGCGAACCGATTCACGCACTGGTAGCGGACAAGTTCAAAGAGTCCCAGTTTCTGGAAGGCGTACAGGCGGCGGGCATTACTGCCCCGGTGATCTGGCGGCGGTTTGGATTCTATGACGGTAACGAAGATATAGACCGATTCAGGACCGCTTGCCTAGACGGTGAGGTAAGGCACCTGATTAGTTTGTTAATGCGCTCCGCTATCTCTGACTGCGTAGTCCAGCGCGATGACAACGGCAACAACCGACTAGCCAAGGGCCGGTCACTGGGCCGAATTGATGCGGTAGCCGCTGCCGTGATTGCAGTCGCGGAAGGCAAGCGCCTGACTGCCAGACCGAAAGCGAAAGCGCCCCGCGTTGCATGGGCATGAATCGGGCCGGAGAGAAGATATACCGCACAAGCCGTTGGAAGGCTTTAAGATGGCAGGTATTGCAGCGGGATAACTTTCGCTGCGTGGTTTGCAAGGCAAGAAGCCCGCTAGAAGTCGATCATATAAAAGCGATTCGGGTTGCACCTGAACTGGCATACGAAATCACTAACCTACAGACACTATGTCGTAGGTGTCACAGCCGCAAGACGCGGGAGGAGGTATTAGGGCCGCTCAATCCTGAACGGGAGAAGTGGCGCGAATTAGTATTAGATACGTGAGGTATTTAGACCATGTTGGAGTCTGTAAAGATTCAGAAGCGCCAGAGTGAAATCCGGCAGGAGCTAGCTGTTCTGGCTGGCAAAGAAACCCCCGAGGAAACCGAAGTGCGGTCTATGGCTGACTTGGATTCCGAGTATCAGACGAACGAGACCCGCTACCGTGCGGCCTTGATCGCTGAAGATACTGAGCGCCGTGAAGCTGGTGAAGAACTGGAAGAACGCAGCGAAAAGGAATACGCGGAACTGGTAGACGGTTTCGAGTTGCGCCAAGTCGCTGACTTTCTGGACGATGGTTCCGCGCTGTCTGGGCAGACTGCGGAAGTCGTGCAGGAAATGCGTTCACAGGGCAGCTATCAGGGTGTGCCGGTTCCGCTGGCAGCACTTGAAGTCCGTGCCGGTGAAACTATCGCGTCTGGGACTCCGGACCCGAAGACTACCCGCAATGTGATTGACCAGCTTTTCCCCGCGTCTGTTATGTCTCAGATGGGCGGACAACTGGTGAACATCTCCAGCGGCCTGCACGAATGGCCGGTGGTGACACAAGGCGCGTCTACTGGCTGGGCTGCAACTGAAACCGGTGACGTAGGTTCCGCGCAAGCGTTCCAGACTACGGACAAGTCCCTGTCACCGGATAACACGCTGGGTTGCCAAATGACCCTGACCCGTAAGGCAATGAAGCAAAGCGGTCCCGCGATGGAACAGGCTGTGCGCCGTGATATGAACAGCGCAATTTCTGCCGCACTGGACCACGCTGCATTCCTTGGCACTGGTGCCAGTGGTGAACCGCTGGGCGTTGTACAGGGTGCCAGCACTTACGGCATCACTGAGACCGCCCTTGATGCGTCTGTGACCTATGCCCTACTCCGCGCCGTTGCGACTAACTTCATGGTTAGCAACGCGGCGACCAGCTACAAGCAAGTCTCCATGCTGATGCGGCATGAAGTCCTAGACGATCTGGATGACGCTGTGCTGTCTGGTACAGCCGTTACCGATCTGGACCGGATTGCTAGCAAGCTGGCCAAGGTACTGACTACCAGCAACGCACTGGCAGCGCCTGCCGGTTCTCCGCTGGAAACCAAAGCGGTAATGACTACCAGTGCTGGTGGTGTTGCGCCGTTCTTTGTGGGTATCTGGGGTGGTGTCGATCTTATCCGCGACCCGTACACGAAAGCGGCCAGCGGTCAGCTTGCCCTGACTGGTCTGGTAACCGCAGACGTAACGGTAGCGCGTCCGGCACAGCTTCACGTTATCACTGATATTCAGTGAGGCTAGCGCCATGTTGTTTGGTGCGATTGCTGGTGACCTAGAGGTCCGCCGTAAAGGGGGAAGTACTCGCCTGTCTGGGAGCTTCCCCTATAACTCATTGGCAACACTGAGTGATGGCGGGCGTCGAGGCCGACCACGTAAGGAGCGGTTTGCGCCGGGTGCGTTCCAGTACTCCGTTGAATCTGGGGAACTGGATATACACCTACTGGTGGGCCATGACTTTGGGAAACCCCTAGCCAGTAAGGACGCGGGCAGCTTGCTCCTGCGTAGTACTGATGACGGTCTGTTTTTCAAAGCGACAATTTCTGATGAAGTACTGAATACCAGCCACGGCAAAGACGCTATGTCGATGCTGTCCGCTGGTCTTATCGGTGGCATTAGTCCGGGCTTCCGGATTCCGCCAGAGCGAACAGTACCGAATGCGGAGACCGTCGAAGATGAAGACCCCAGCGAAGGCACAGCGATTATCAGAACGGTGAACGATGCCATTCTGTACGAGCTGTCCCTAGTGACCCGCCCTGCGTATCCAGACACAACCGTAGAAGAGCGGAACTGGCAAACCAGCCCTGACAAACTAACCCCAGGAATTTCTATTCCTGCGTATCGGTGGCGGTGATGACTACTGAAGTGATCAAGTTTGAAGAGGCAGAAGCGGCTACGTGGCCAAGCGTAGACGTGCGCGACGAAGGCGGAACCCTTGAGGAAACGCTGGCCGTTGTGCCGCACGTCTGGCAGCGTATCGAGGACCACATTGCTTACCGGTGGACTGCCCGCCAGTGTGTCTGGACTGTTCAAGGTCCGGGTGATTGGCGTCCGCACCTGTCGCCAGTATCTGCCGTGACGGTAGAAAGCTGGGACGAAACCACTAAGGCATGGTCTGCCCTGATTGCCGAGCCTATCCCCGCTGATGGGTTCTACCTGCCCCGTGATAAGACGTACCGAATCACGGCAACCGTGGGCGACACAGAAACCGCTGTACCCCAGCCGGTAGTCCAAGCGTATCACCGCCTGTCTGGTTACCTGTCAGAAGTCGCGCTAGACGATAAGCCGGTGGGTGCTACTACGCATTCCCTGAAGCTGGGCGATGGTCTGGACGAATCGACTACCCGCAACCCGAACTATGTTGCCCGCGCTTTGCAGTACTCCGGTGCTGCCGATCTATTGCGGAAATATCGGAGGCTGTAATGGGCTGGAAATTTTGGGAGAAAGACAAACCGGAAACCCGTGCGGCTGCACAGGGGTTCACTGCTGACCTGATGGCAGCGCGTGAAAGTTACCTGTCTGGGTCCAGCGGTTCCGGTGAACTGACAGCGACTGTGCAAAGCTGTGTCAGTCTCTGGGAACATGGCCTGTCCATTGCAGACGTACAGGGAACGGATTACCTGTCCGCGCATTTGCTGGGCATCATTGCCCGGTCACTGGCGCTACGCGGTGAAGCTGTCCTGTACCTTGCACCTGATCGCCTGCTACCGGCGTCTGACTGGGACGTAAGTACACGGGGCGGCATTCCTCGTGCCTATCGTCTGTCAATCTCTGAAGCGGGCGGCGGCACTTCTCAGACCGCCCTTGCAACTGAAGTCCTGCACTTCCGTATCGGTAGTGATGCGGTAACCCCGTGGGCGGGTACGTCACCGCTGCGCCGGTCTAACCTGACTGCCAGTATGTTGCACTGTATTGAGTCCGCACTGGGTGAAGTCTATGACCTTGCCCCGCTGGGTTCACAAGTTCTCCCGTTCCCTGAATCACCGTCAACTGACCTAGACAAACTGGGTGCCGGTTTCAGGGGCAAGCGCGGCAGGATGCTGCTACGGGAGTCTGTGAACGTCACCAGTGCGGGTGGGCCTGCACCTAACACGGACTGGAAACCTAGCGACCTGTCCCCCGATCTATCCAAAGCGATGACCGCTGAAAGTCTGGAGGCTAGCCGTGCCAGTATCCTATCCGTTTACGGCGTACTGCCTGCTATGTTCGACACCAGCACAACGGGACCGCTTGTCAGAGAAGCACAACGCCACCTTGCCCAGTGGGTACTCCAGCCGATTGCGAACTGCATTGCACAGGAAGCGACTGCGAAACTGGATACGCCAATTGCGCTGGACGTTATGCAACCGCTGCAAGCGTTTGACGCGGGCGGACGTGCGCGGACTGTTGGCGCTATTGTGGAAGCACTTTCCAGAGCAAAGGAGTCTGGGGTTAATCCCGATGATGCCCTGAAGCTGGTGAACTGGGCGGAAGATTAA